CCTATGGATTGTACCTAAAGGTTACAGTCTAGTAGGTATAGACGCTAGTGGTCTCGAGCTGAGAATGTTAGCTCACTATATGAATGACGCTAAGTATACTAAAGAAGTAGTCAGTGGTGACATTCATACTGCTAATCAGAAGTCAGCCGGACTGAAGACTAGAGACCAAGCTAAGACTTTCATCTATGCGTTCCTATATGGAGCAGGTGATGTTAAGATAGGTCAGGTAGCAGGTGGTGGTGCACCTCGCGGTCGTCTACTTAAGAAGAACTTCCTAGACAACACACCTGCACTAAAGAATCTTAGGAATAAAGTTCGTCTGAGCAGTAAGCAAGGATGGGTACGGGGATTGGATGGTAGGAAACTACACATACGCTCTGAACACTCAGCACTCAACACTCTATTGCAGAGTGCAGGTGCGGTGATAATGAAGAAGGCTCTGATACTGCTAGATGGGTATGCAAAAATATACAATATAGACTACAAGTTTGTACTCAATGTACACGATGAGTTCCAATGTGAGGTCAGGGAAGACCAAGCAGATTTCTTCGGAGGTCTAGCGGTTGGTGCAATAGTACAAGCAGGTGAATCTTTTAACTTAAACTGTCCTTTGGACGGTCAATATAAGGTAGGTAAAACGTGGCAACAGACACATTAGTAGAAGACATATATCGAATGATAGACACCAAGAAAGTTGAGTTTGGTGTAGATGTCGACAAAATAATTGATGATTTTGGTGAGAATGTTAAGATGATATTGAAAAATAATATCACAGAGCACGAATTTGATAGACGCAAACTTCGTATGTCTAACATCGGTAAGAAGGATAGACAGCTTTGGTATTCTTATAATGGGTACAAGGGTGAGGAACTTATGCCTCACACTCGTATCAAATTTCTCTATGGTCATTTGATTGAAGAGATGGTACTAGCTCTAGCGAAGCTCTCAGGACATAAGGTAACTGATACACAGAAGAGAGCAGAGGTAGGAGGTATCAAAGGTTCTATGGACTGTAAGATAGACGGGATAGTGACTGATGTTAAGTCTGCGTCACCTTACGGGTTCAAGAAATTCAAAGATGGTTCTCTAATAAATGATGACCCCTTTGGATATGTAGACCAAATCAAAGGTTACGCTCATTCTGAGGGTGAGACAGAGATGGGTTGGTTAGTTATGGATAAGACCAACGGACATTTGACTTACTTGAAGTATGATATGGCTGATGAGTCTCAATGGTACTGGACTAAACTGAACTTCTTCTCGATAGTAGAACGAATTAAAGCTATCAAGAATATAGTTAAGTTATCTAAGCCACCTAAGAGATGTTATGAGCCGATTCCCGATGGTAAGTCAGGCAATATGAAGTTAGGTGTAGGATGTAGTTATTGTTCTTATAAGCACGAATGTTGGGGGAAAGACCTCAGAACATTTATATATGCTAATGGACCAAGATTCCTAGTTGAAACTGTAAATGTACCTAATGTTCTAGAGGTTGACAAAGATGGCAATAAAATTTCGGAGTAAGCTTGAGAAAGAATGTGCCACAGCATTAGGGAAGGAGTGGAAGTATGAACCCTGTAGGGTAGCCTATACTATCCGAAAGAACTACACACCTGATTTTGTTAAGGGTAGATACTATATAGAAGTTAAAGGGTTCTTTAGGACGGGGGATAGACAGAAGTACAGGTCTATTGCTGAACAATTAAATTTTGAAGGCAAAGAGCTAATCTTCTTAATGCCCCGTCCCCATTCTAAGGTGGCTAAAGGTAATAAAATTACCTATGAACAATGGTGTGCTAAGTATGACATTAAAATATTCTCGACTAAACAGATAGAGGAGTTGAAAAAATGGACGAAGAAGTAAAAGTCTCATATAAGGGTGTATTAGATACATCAGGTTTTGAGCAGATGACAGAACAACAGAGTAGTTCACCTGTGAAACAAAAAGATGTCACCGGTGACAACATTAATCCCATACATTACAAGCAGGGGAAGATTGAGGTCATAGATTTTATCTTAGACCAAAAGATGGATTATCTTACTTCTAATATTTGCAAGTATATCTGCAGATGGAGGTTTAAGGATGGTATATGTGACCTGAAAAAGGCTAGGTGGTATTTAGATAAGCTTATAAAACAGGAGGAAGGGAAGGATGGCTCTGACCCTAAATGAACTGAAGGAACGAATAGTTCAAGAAGACATAGACCCTTGTACTCTGTGTGAGATATTAGATATTGAATCAGAAGATATATTACGCAAGTTTGAGGATAAATTAATTTCAAAGAGAGAGGAGTTTGAAGATGTTGATGATTACGGGTGAAAACTTTATACTATTAATATCAGCCTTATTAATATTGGGTGCTTTTATGATATGGAGGCACGGACAGAAGTGCTACGATAAAGGAATAACGGACGCTATCCTTATGCACAGGAATGGCAGATTAACTTACAAAGATTACCTAGATGATAATGGTAAGAAGATGGTGGATATTGAAATTGAACCTATAGATGAAGACTAGAAAACCACACCCTGTCAAAAATAAATTAGAGTATGCCTTGAGGTATGATAGGCTGTGGCATACTAAAACTATTACAAATAAAAAGAAAGAGAACAAGAAGAGAGGAGGACATTTAAGTGAAGACATTACCAAATGACTATCAAAATTTTATAGCACTTAGCAGATACGCTAGGTGGCTACCCGAAGAAAATCGTAGAGAGACTTGGGAAGAGACTGTCGCTCGTTACTTCGATTTTATGGAGGGACACCTGAAGGAAAATACAGAAGGTGTGCTTACAGCTAAGACTAGGAGTGAACTGGAAAGAGCAGTTCTGAACCTTGAGGTTATGCCTAGTATGAGAGCTCTTATGACTTCAGGCGAAGCTCTCAAAGATAACAACATAGCAGGATATAATTGTGCCTACCTAAGCGTAGACCACCCGAAAGCTTTCGATGAATGCTTATATATTCTTATGCACGGAACGGGAGTAGGCTTTAGTGTCGAGAGACAATTCATAAATAAGCTACCTGAGATACCTGAAGAGGTTGTAGATGTTGATGATACTATTGTAGTACAGGATAGTAAGGAAGGTTGGCAGTCAGCATTCAGAAAACTAATCAGTTACTTATTTGATGGTGAAGTACCACACTGGGATGTATCTAAGGTCAGACCCAAAGGTTCTAGACTCAAGACATTCGGTGGTAGAGCTAGTGGTCCTGAACCACTGGTAGATTTATTCTACTTCGCTAGTAATATCTTTCGTAATGCGTCAGGTAGAAGACTGAACTCGTATGAGTGTCACCGTCTGATGTGTAAGATAGCAGAAGTTGTAGTAGTTGGTGGTGTGCGTAGGTCAGCACTTATCTCTCTATCTAATCTCACTGATGAGCGTATGCGTGGTGCTAAGACTGGACAGTGGTGGATAGATACACCTGAGATGGCACTCAGTAATAATTCTGTCTGTTATACAGAGAAGCCTGATATGGGTATCTTTATGAAAGAATGGTTATCACTATATGAATCTAAGTCAGGTGAGCGTGGTATCTTCAATAGAGAATCTGCGATAAAGCAAGTGGCTAAGAATGGCAGACGAGATACTGAACACGAATTTGGATGTAACCCTTGCTCGGAAATTATACTCAGAGACGGACAGTTCTGTAATCTGACAGAAGTAGTGATTAGAAATACTGATAGTATAGAAGACATAAAGAGAAAGGTCAGACACGCTACGATACTCGGTACATTCCAAGCGTCACTAACAAATCTTAGAAGACTTAGGAAGAAGTGGACTATCAATACAGAAGAGGAAGCACTCTTAGGTGTGTCTCTCACTGGTATTATGGACAACTCATTTATGAATGGTATTAGTAGACAAGATTGGGGATGGCATACTAAAGAGACCTTACCTGACTTCCTTCTAATGCTAAAAGAATTAGCAATAAAGACTAACAAGGAATGGTCTAAGACATTAGGAATCAATCCGTCTACATCTATCACTGCTATTAAACCTAGCGGTACTGTAAGTCAATTGGTAGACTCAGCGTCAGGTATCCACCCGAGACATAGTAGGTATTACTTGCGTAGAGTCAGAGCAGATGTTAAAGACCCTATCGCACAACTGATGAAGGACGAGGGCGTACCTTGTGAACCTGATGTTATGAAGCCTGATAGTGTTGAGGTGTTCACCTTTCCTATTAAAGCACCTGAGAATGCAGTGTTTAGGGACGATAGGACAGCCATAGAACAACTAGAACTATGGCTAACTTACCAAGAATACTATTGTGAACATAAGCCTAGCATAACTGTTAGTGTTAAGGAACACGAATGGATGGAAGTAGGTACTTGGGTGTACGAGAATTTTGATAAAGTGAGTGGTGTGAGCTTTCTACCACACTCAGACCACAGTTATCAACAAGCTCCATATGAGGAGTGTACTGAGGGAGTTTACCTTGAGGCTCTTGCTGATATGCCTGAGTCTGTTAACTGGGCTAGAATCAAAGAATATGAGCTCTCAGACACTACAAGAGGTATGAAAACTATGGCGTGTACTGGGAGTGTTTGTGAGATGGTAGATTTAATTGAAGAAGAGAGGGATATAGAATGAAATATTTATTGTTATTATTATTGTTATTGTTGACAGCTTGTGCTGAATTTCAGACTAAGCTGGATATGATGAAGAGCGAACAAAATACTTGTAAACCACCAGAAGTATCCTTGTGTGCAGGGTGGAAGGTGTGAAACTGGTACTACACTTTGTTTATTTTTGGTTAGCGGTAGTTAGTACGGGCTGTTTAGTCTATATGGTTATGTGGCTTGAGGCTCTAAGAAAAGGATGGTTGGTATGAAAGACAAGTATTGTGTTAAGTGTGGTTCAAGATTAGGCTTAGATTGTGGTGAAGCCGAACCCGACTATAATGAAAAATACTGCTCTAAAGGATGCTATGAGATAAGTTTAATTGATTTCACAAAGGACTCAGAATATAGGAGGCTATATGAGAGTCAGTCTGATTAGAAAATTGTGGAAGGAAAAGGTGCAGATACCCGTGCTACAGAAAGAAGTAGACAAAACACTGAGGCAGATAGATGTTAAACTTAATAAGAGGAGTAAAAAAATATGAATGGTTACAAAGACTATATAGATACAGTTCTAAAGAATAAGTCGCTTACAGTATTCCTAGCGATTGTTGTAGTGGCTATGTTCTTTGGTTGGATTGGTGGCTAATAAACAGACATCATCCAAGAACACTTGGGGTCTCGTCCGTATGGATGGGACTTCCAAGCTACAATGGGAGCTTAAAAAGAAGCAAAAAGCTGTCACCGGTGACAACATTAGTCCTAGATTATGGAAGTCAGACTGGCGAAAATGAGCTATTTTACCCCTGCCCTTGGTATGGGTGACACAGAGAAGTCCTCGAGAATCGAAGATTTGGAGCTCGAATTTTAACTGAATTGGGAAATACAGTATGATTTATGAATATAAGTGCAAAAATTGCGGTTTGGTCTTTACTGAGATGCGTCAGATAAAAGACAGAAAAGAACCAATAGAATGTTATTCTTGTGGTGGTGAAAGTAAATTTATAATAAGCACACCGACATTTCAGAGTAACAATGGTAAAGGTTGGGCGAAGAAGGGGGAATGGAAATGAATGAAAGAGAATTGATAAGCATTCTAAACTCTCTCGAAGAGTTTAACTTTACTGCTATGGACGACAAGTTCTCTCGATATGATGCTTTCGATACCGAGAATGGAATTATGTTGGAAATCAAGTGCAGGAATAAGCACTATGATGATACTCTTCTAGAAAAGATAAAGTATGAATGGAACAAGAAGTATGCGGAAGATAACCACTTAGACTTTCTGTATGCTGTCAGTATGCCGTACAAGAAGGGACACAAGATTTATCTGTTCGACCCAGTGAATCTAGAAGCTGTTGAGGATTATAACTTTAAATGGCACACTAGGAAGCTACCTGCGAACACAGAGTTTGAAGGAAATGAGTGGATAGATAAGGTAGTGGGATACTTAAATGTTGAGGATGCTATTTTGCACTTGGTAGAGAAGACGACCCACTAGCATTCTGAAGAGGTTCACTAACTATATTTACTTTACTGACATAGCTTAAATAGTCTAAAGGATTTAGATGTATATTTTTCTGTAATTCTTGAATTGCTTTAGCTGACTCATACAACTGTGGTGATACTGAAGGTCTAGACATAGAGCTAGTTCCACGACCACCTAACATCATACCGGTCTTATCCGGTGATGGTGTCTTGGGAATCTTCTTTATCACCTTACCAGTAAAATCAGCAACCAAAGGAGGAGTTGCCACTATAGGTGTCTGACCTGCTGGAAACTTAAACTTAAATATATCTTGAGAGTCATTAACAAAAGAGAATATCTTTCCTTCCGGTGTTAGAACATTTACAACATTAACTCCACCTAATAGATTATCCCCGCTTAGGTAGGTATCTGTAAACATAGCATATTCTTTGCCATCCTTACCTTTGATGATAGTGTGGTCTATACCAATATTTGTTTTCTGTCCTGTTACCTCCCCTTTCCAATTCTTTATAGGTGATTCCCATTCTTTTTTAGATAGGGCTTCACTGAGCTCATCCATATTCTTAAATGGTTTCTTATCTACAAATAATTGACCCGCAAGTTTTCTCTTCTTAGCACTTCCTGCTGCTACTTCATTGGCTATTCTAACAGCATTAGCATTACTCACAGCAGGATTTTTAAAGTACAGCTTACTCTTATTAAGGTCTGTTACATTCTGTACTGATACTATCTTATCAAATACAGCTTCTAATATATCATCACTTAATTTGTAAGAATCATCTGCTACTTCATCAAACTGTTTAGCACCCTGTATGAAAGAGGCTTTGTTTAGAGGTAATGCAGTGCTGAGGAAGTGTGTGTTCTTATAGTTATCTAAACCAGTAGCTAATTTATAGGCATCCTTCTCTAGATAGTTCCACCCGAGTTGTCCCTGAAGTATCTTACCTAAGTTCTCCCAATCTTTAAGAAACTTCTTTTCTTTACCTGTTCTCTCTAAAGGTGCTTTATTGGCTATGTTTGTAGCCATTGTTTGCATCTCAGGACTGTGTAGTTTTGTTAGAGTATCATCTACTACGGAAGTTGTTGTTGTTGGTATTCCTTCCTT